ACTGTGCAACAAACGCACACCACGATTCCGCTTGTACGTTGTAAGCCCGGAAAAGAAAGCTCCGACAAAAAACAACATTAAATACGATACCAAATGAAATGCCAACAACCAGTTCCCATTGGCCAATGCAATCGCTGCCTTAGAGATTGAGCCGGTGTGATGTGATATTGTTTTTTCCAACATGAAAACCGCATAGACGTTGATTGCTCCTGCGAGAAAGGTCTGTGTGGATATCCATGTGGTTGTGAATACTTTACGGTTTTGATAGTGCATGATACTTCCCTCTAAACGTCAATTATCATACACCTTTTAGGACAGAAAAAAACTCTTTTTTCAAGAGTTTGTTTACTTAATGGTGCCCCGGGTCGGAGTCGAACCGACACGACTTTCGTCGATGGATTTTGAGTCCATTGCGTCTACCAATTTCACCACCAGGGCATTGCTTTAATATAATAACGTATACATAAACAAAAATCAACAAGATTTGAGCACTTTGCATCGATATCTTTGAACTTTATTTTAGTTTCAAACATTAAGCAATCCTGTTTAAAAATGTAAAAAATGAGTGACAAGTCATAGCCCATTATGTATAATAAATAAGCACCTGGAGGATTGGCCGAGCGGTTTAAGGCACCATCTTGGAAAGGTGGCGAAGTGCAAGCTTCCGTGAGTTCGAATCTCATGTCCTCCGCCAGTTGTAAATTAAGCCCTTAAATAAAGGGTTTTTTATTTTCGTGGGTACACAGTGGGTACACAAACTTAATATTTAACCATTTTCATCTATTTCGATAGTATTTTTGATTTATGTCCATCTTTCTCACAAAGCAAAAAAAAGCGGCCGATAAAGCCGCTTCTATAGATAACGATTTAGCACATTGATCAGTGTATCGCTGTGATTATATATATCATCAAGTGAATCAAGATTGATCTTAGTTACCTTCTTATCTTCATCTGGTACCATCATTGACAACTTTTTACCGGTACCAATTCGACATATCCATTTTCGATTGTTGTCATCTAACAGAATCCCTAAATAAGACTCAGTATCTCTATATACTAAACGACTAGCAGATACGTTCTTTCTAAGTATTGATTTTACAATCGCAAACGCATTTAATTCTTCAATTGTTGTAACTATATTGCTAGTTTCTTCTATCTCTTCTATCGTTAATGATGGTTCACTCTTTTCACTATTCGATAATGTTTCCTTAAATTTGGAACTCATTTTCTCATTTATGTACTGATTGATCCCTCTCTTAACAATAGGTTTAAACTTATCCATAATAACTTGAGTTTTAACACCATCATAGACTTTTCCAATTATCATCTTATATAGCTCGTCAGGTGTGTTTTCAAGTAAATTCTTGACTTCTGTTTTGACTAGGTTCAAATACTTCAATTCTGACGCGGAGTTTACTATTCCATTGATATCAATTTTATTACGCTCAAAGTTACTTAAATAGTCAATACTTGCATCATTCAGATCCAACATATCCAATTCAAAGAAAGGTTTAGAATCCATTTTGTTTGGTGAGTCTAGATCAGTATAAAACTTATAATGAATTCCGTTAGTAAGAATTGCAAACTTTGATTCAGTTGTCCCGAAATATCTGAATAATTGCGAGTCATGTTTATCCAGTTTTTGACTGCACGCTTTAGCTTCTATCAAGATAAGTGGTTTTCCATCAAACAAAATCGTATAATCAACTTTTTCTCCCTTTTTAATCCCAACATCTGCCACATACTCAGGACAAAACTCAAGCGGATTAAACACATCGTAGCCCAAAATTTGAAAGAACGGTAAAATGAGCGATTGTTTCGTCGCTTCTTCTGTCTTTATCTGCGAGGTAAGTTGCTTAACTTTCTCAGACAAAGCATAAAACTTTTCATTGATTTCCATTATGTCCCCCGGAATTTAATTAATTGAATTATAACTCAATTGATTACAATTGTGAACACAATAAAAAGCCCTAACCTTTGATGGTCAGGGCTAAGTAATTTCAGTCTTTCTTCGTGCTGGTTTATTCTTCATAATCAATACATCTTCTTCCACATTTTTAAGTCTTGAGTTCAGTTCACGATGCTCTTCTCGATGTTCTTTTTGAAAAACATCATTGCTTTTCTTGAATGCATCTAGTGTCTCGTTCATAGACTTGAGTGTTGTTTCAATAACACCTTGTGCTTTGCCTTCTTGAATCTTCCTAGCATCACGAATCGCGATGAATCCAAATAACCCAACAAGACTTCCAACAATCGCAATAATTACACTAATAGACAACCCTGTGTTACCGTCTATTGGCATTTCACACCCACAACTGAACACCTTGGTTCATCAATTCTTGTATTCTAAGAACCATTGAGGATCGTGGACTTATCAACCCATCAACAGTTGTCCCACACCAGGCTTGCATCGCTTTGATGGTTCTCTCATCCAATTGACCATTGATTGGCAATTTTAGTTTCTTCTGGATGGATCGAATGATTTCTGATCCTTTAGTACCTAACATCATCTTTTGAACGTTTTTCAAGACTTTACGTTGGCCACTCATGATACCATCAATCGTAGTACCTTCATAAAACTGAAGATCTCGCATGAACTGCATATCCCATACACCAGCCACTTTGAACTTTTGCCAATCATAATTGATGTGATCAAAATATCGACCAGTACTGATGTGACGGACTCCCATGTGTAAATGAATACCACTGGATCTGCCTGTTGTACCTGTTAATCCCAAAATGGTATCACCATTGACAAATTGACCTGCCACAACATTAGACTTGTGCAAGTGTCCATAAAACACTTCTTCATCAATTCTTGGATATTTAATCCAAACATGGTTGCCATTGATTGCATCATAACTAGAGACAGTCACTATACCTTCTTCTAAGCAATAGACAGGAAGGTTATTTCTACCCGTTGCATAGTCAACGCCATAATGAAACTGAAGCTTACCTGTAATAGGATGATCACGCCAGCCATATAGAGAACGTCCTACAGGCTTCGCATAGGATCCACCTCTAAAAGTTCTCTCAGCGATATTCATTCAGTAACCTCAGGACCTTTGATATCCTCTTCTGCAAAGTGTCTCTTGAGTAATGCCATAAAGTCTTGAATGAAATTACTAATACCATTCTCACCATAACGATCTTCATAGAGTTGAACCAAATCATGGATGGTAGTCGCGAAAGACGGGACATGTTCAACCACATTCATTGCACGACCATCAAGGATCGCTTCAATGATGACATATGCCAATGGGAAGACAATGACACCAATCTGCCCAACAACCTGTAATGCTTCGTTATTCTCACCATAGATAATGGCTAAGATTGAAAAGATCAACCCTCCTAATTGGATTAAAAACTTGCGGCTTAAAAACTTTCTCCAAATTTCCATTTTGGCTCCCTTCATGAAAAGAAGTCCCTAAGGACCTCAAATTTCTGTATTAACTCTTCTGGTATTGCACTTATCAGTTTAATCTTGTTTTCTGATCGAGCCTTCCAAAGATAAAATGCATTGATACTACTCAACTCTACCCAACTTGCTAAAACAACATTGGAGAAACCGTCCATAGGCTTCTCCAACATAGAGCCGATAAATAACATCAACGTCAACATCACAACCATTAATGTACTGAACATCACGATGACCTTAGAAAACTCACTCGATGATTTCTTCATATCCAATACTTCCTGCAGTCTTTTCACCACGTACCATCGATATGTAATCAACCAATCGTCCACGTCCAACACGACCACCAGAATCAACTGAGAAGCTTGTCGTAAAGCCACTCTTCCCGAAGGTATGAGTAATCTCAGTAATAAGTCCTAATGTGGTCGTTCCTTCACCATCAATTATCTCAGCCCCATCACCAATCAAAATATAAGGTCTGAATGGTCCAGTGAATGTCTCAACTTTTCCAACACTCTCAAGTCTCAGGGCAATTGTATCTGCAATGCTTGTCGCATTCGCGATACTCGTACCTTCTGGAACTTCAACAAATAGTGTTTTATTCGACTGCAGATTCCAACCTGAGAAACTTTGAACGTCACGATATATTTTGATGTTCCAGTCTCGATCACGTACACATACTTTTCGATATGCGGATTCATCATCTCTTCGAATATTACGACTAAAGATGTCCTTATTGCGCTGGAATGAATAAGTTGATTTCGTTTGAAACTCACCATAATCAGAATCTCCAATTATGATGCGTCCATCCAAGCTCTCTTCCATCTTCCATGTCACCATTGTTTTTAGAATCTCTTCAATGGCAGCATAGACGTTCATATCGGAATCAAAGCTAAAGGATCTGCCTGAACCATCATATTGGATTGAGTATTGATCATGATTTAGATTTGAATACTGCAAAATGTTTTCGAGAATGGTTGATATCGCATTGAAACTCAGCACGTTATGATCATTCAGCGTCTGATCACGCAACGACTTCCCAATCAAGTTTCTACCATCTACCTGTACAGCTTCAGAAAGAACTGAATAATCTGAGTGATCAATGAAGAACGTACCCATATCAATCTCTTCGTCATCACCCATGCTAAATCTAAAGATGACTTTTGCGCCTGGACTAAACAAACTCATGCTTTCATTAATGGCCACATTCTCAACACGATCACTAAACTCATTTCTAGGATTTTCGAGCGTCAAACTAAACCCAGTGATTGGGTTATCAATACTGTGCTGGATACTACCGTCTTTGAGATATCGATTCATGTCATGTTGAAACTCATATATAATCATCTTTTGAGTGTCCACAGACTTGTAGGATCCAATCAATCCGAATCCATTCAATGTCTTGATTTCAAGCAATGAGATATTGGTATCAACTCCAACCTTTACCTCATCCAACCAAATTGGTGATGTGAATTCGCCATTCAATTTCTCACTAGGCTTGCCATATAGCTCACCTGACTTGATATAGAATGATTGACCTTCAGTATCGTAAAACTGTAAGTAGTCTGGGAACGAACCTGTACCGATCGTCCCCACATTTTCGAATGTCAATTGCACATCTCACCTACTTGGCAGAGTCTGCAATAGTTTCTGCCTCTTCTTCTAACAATTCATCGACTGTTTCTTCTTGAACATTTTCAACATCTTCCTTGTTTGGAAACATCGAAACATCGTGCTTGAAACCACAACTTAAACAAATCACAGAATCGAAAACCGTTTCAACATAGAAACTTTCTCCACAAACACACAGAATATTTCCACTTTTCATTATGAATTCTCCCCAAATTGATATTTTATCTCAACATCTAAAACATAATTTTCATCTTTTGGCAGATAAGGAACGGTATAATCTGCCGTAACGGCAGAACCGAGTGCAGGGACATTTTGCAATTCGATAGCGTTATAAATTGGATTGTCCAAAGTAAGCCAAATTCCATTCAACTCACGGTTTAAGAAAAACACAACTTTTATAAACGAGAAAACGGTGTCGTTTGTTACTTCGTTACCAACTACAACCCCTGAGAAACCATCCCCCATAGACACACTCGTCAAAAGAACCCAATCAATTCCGTTGTTACTTCCGTGAAGTTGTGCATATCCAGAATAACTAGATGGACCCGTAGTATTCCCACGCATATTGATTTTATACCCTAAGAAACTCATTGGGGTTTTCAAATCACCAATAAGAGTAACTGTAGAATTGATTGAAATACTATTAGTATCAAGAATTACTGCATGGTTAAACGATGGAAATTGAATATAATCAACAAGCTCATAAAAATACAATAATCTTCGTTTGCCATAGGTTATTAAGACAGGAACCACCACTCCATCCACCTTGGCAACGATATTTTCAATATTTTCGTGTGGAACAGGAAAAATATTACTGACTCCATCCCCATTGCCAACAAGAACATTTTCTAACAAATAATCACCAACTATTTCATGAATATCCGTGTGAATGAAATGACTTTGATAATCGTTTGGCTTACCCAACCCCACTGCACTTATCCTTTTCAATCCACCAAAATTCCCAACGCCAATCTCTGCTCTTCCTGAATATTTCCTCCACTTCTGAGAAACATCGAATGTAACAGTAGTTGCAACACTTTCCCCTTTTCCACGAATTGCTATACCATCAATAGCCACCCCAACATTAGAATTGTACTGTAATAAAATCAATGTGTTGTATGCAAAGGACGTATAATCTTCCAATAAATATTTTTGCAATAATGAATTATTACCTGGGCTAAAATATAACCCGTCATCTTGAGCGAAAGTGAAAAATATCGTTGAATATATTTCAAGAACATCTAAGTCTGTCTTTGTCAAAGATAACAGATTGCCCTCACTATCTTTGATCAGTGCGTGGGTATTGACTGCATTTGTTGTATCGGAAACACCAACTTCTGTAAATGTAACCCCAACATATTCGCTTGGGTTAAGAACAACCTTCTTCGTCACCTTGGAAATTGTAGATGAATAAACACGTTCAACAACTGATCCTGCTTTATACCCAACGGGCGAGAACAAAGTTGTCCTCAATGGACTCAAAGAGCCTGCTCCACTTCCAAAACAAATGTTTGTATTGAAGGCGAGCCACTGAACCAACCTCGAATACATCCTGTCAAGTACGATATTCTCTGCAAACCCACTTTTGATTACCACACCATCTCGAATCAACTTAACATCAAATCTATTGTGTATGCTTACTTTTTGATTAACTTCCATTTTTCATCCTCCCTTTAAGGGTTAATTATCCCGACATAAGTTAAAACCAAACCTATCGAAACATCAACTTTTACATTATCATCTGCATATCTTTTTTTATAATCGATTATTGGCATATAAATTGCAAAAACAGGCAATACATTTATACTTTCACGATTTGCAACATTTGGCTTTGCCAACAATTCACTTGGTGCAAAATTAACGCTAAATGGATCTACTTCACCACCAAAACCGACTAGACTTCCAAGCGATTTGTCATACAACACATTCAAACTTCCAACAACATTATTGAACCTGCTCAAATCATTCATTATCAATACAATCGAATTCTCAAGCGTTGGATGCCTTTCAACAAGACTTACTTGGTAAATCTTCTCCACAAGTTGCCCATTATTACTCGGCCCATCAACAAAACTGAACTCTTCGCCTGTGACACTGAATGCTCTTTCTTGACCGATTGGATATTTCCCATATATCTCGATTTCATACAAATATGTCCTTGTTGAATATCGACTGATGGCATTGAATCTAAAGAATGTGTACGCAACATCATTTTCGAAAACAAACTCACTCCAACCTGTTGCGTTTGTCAAATTAGAAACAACCAAATCAATCCAATCAACTCCATTAACAGAGCCTTGAAAACTGAACTGGTTAATTCGATAAGAAGCACCACTGTAAACCCTAATTTTATATACAACATATCGATCATACTGTCTAAAATCGAACACATTTGGCAAAGCAGATATGGTACCACAATAAGTTGAGGTCGAACCATCCATTATTGAATTTATGCCGTTTCCATATGTTGGGTTTACATTCGAACTAATTACTAAACCACTCATTTTAGAATCAACAAAACCGCCTAATGGGTTGGGTTCAAAACCACGAACATCGCCCAATAATTCACTATCGAACTTCACAACAATTCTCTGACCTTTTTCTTTACTCATTAAATACCTCCAAGACTGTTGGCAGTGGTATCTCTGTCGGTACTAAATTTAACAATGATACTGTCTTTGAACACGAATCAGTCTTCAATCCGATTAAATTAACGCCATCAATTCCTAAATAATCGATAACTTGCACTACTCCTACACCCGCATTATTGAAGTCTACGAACGTGAATTTGTACTTCCTTGAATTGACCATCTCAACACTTGTTGGAAAATATTCTTTCCCTAATTCATCCGAAATGCTAACATCTGATACACTAACCGAAAGAACTTCTTTTGCAAATTCGATGTATAGAATCCTTCCCCAATCATCGGCTCCATCAATTGAAACAGGCTCGTTATAAGCCTCTAAAATGGCATTATCGGTTAGTGCATACTTCAACGATGTTGAAAAGATAGGGCTAACGCTTATATGATCATCACCATACATTTTGTGGAATTCCACACGTAGCAAGTTCAAATTAAACCTCGCCTTAATGCTGATTTTTTCATCTTCCAGTGCCATACCTGCCCAATTGCGATGTGTTATTGCCCATTCAATCGTTCCACCACTTCGTTCAACCACAAAGCCCATACGATAGTCATTGGTGATGAACATATTGATAGACACATAGGTATTGGTAAACTCTATGATTTGACGCTCATTTTCCCAAAGATAGGTTTTATCGCTTTGTTGACTATAGTTACGATAATATACCAAGCCATCCGTCTTGATATAACCCACCACAACGCCTTGGTCTTTATCAGGATATCCAGCATTCTTCCAAGCGCGAATTGCACGAACCTTAACAACACCACTGGCTAACAGTAGTTTCGTATCTACCTCATCCCAAAGCTGAGACCATAGATTTCCAACATCATCTACCCAAAAAATATAGGGCTTTTCAGATGTGATCAATCTCCAATACTTGCGATAACGCTGCCAATTCCCTTCAAAAGCGATGGCTACAGAAGATCCAGGACCTAATGCGAACTGATCCTTCCAGCCATCTTTCAACCGATCCGGATATTCACGAATAGCCGTTTTAACAAGTCCCTCATCCACATGTATCTCATAGATGCGATTAGGTGTACCATATGGTACTTGTCGTCTTCCAGCCAAACTAATATCCCCAAGACCTGTTTTTGAACGTATCGTTTCCGTAGTGAAATACGTGGTGTCCATGACTGTTGTCTTGGCACGTGCCACTGTAACACTCATACGTGGATCCGATGCATTGGCTTTGGTCTGATGTTGCGACACCAGTTTATTCAAGAGTTCAGCTGGAATATCTCTCATGTCGTCTCCGTTCCAACAATGACAAAGCGGAAAGTCCCGTAATACCACATGGTCTCACTTGAACGTTTTGGTGTCTTTCTACCCCATGTTATCGGTTCATCAATGAACCCTGTATGCACTTCTTCATCAATAATCAATCGTAGTGATTGACCTGATGCTTGATATTGATTAATTAGTTTTGCTTGTATACCATTTACATAAGCCGAAACGGATACACTTTTTTGAGGATCACCGATTGTTTGAACGTGAAATGTTCCATCAAGAAGCCTATTTTTAATTTGGATCGAGTCCAACTCAACCAAAGATGCATCTTCAATAATTCGCGTTAATACGCCGCCCTCTAATGTCATTAATTGATTCATTTTCGAACCTCACGACGTAGTTTATCCATGATGATATCCACTACGCTAATTAAATCCCCTTGAGCATTGATGCCTTCAACTCGTATAGTCCCAGTGTGATTGTATACAAACTCACCAGAGGTAAAGCCTGTGATTGAAGCATTTGCCATTGCGTTAACTTCTGAATTCATCGAGGCAAATGACTTGTTCAAACCGATAACAAAGCCTTCACCTGTATACATACCGATTTCTTCAAACTCTTTTGATGGTGATTTTATCCCCAATGCTTTTTTGGCTGAATTAACAAGTCCACCAGCGATGTTTGAGACACCAGCGAACAGATCACCAACCATGGAGCTAATTCCGTTCCACAAACCATTGATGATATCCTTGCCAATTTGAAACAAGTCGATATTAAAAAATGGTTTTAAGATATAGTCATTGATCAATCCAGGAATGCCACCTCTTAAAAATGAAAAGAAGACATTCTTTATGCCTTCCCATAATTTAGAAAATAAACTTACACCAGCATTCAAAAAATTCGTGAACATTGTACCTATACCAGTAAACATATTTGAAAAGAAAGTACTAATACTAGTCCCTATTTCACTAAACTTAGTACTTAACCATTCCCAGTTATTAACAACAAGCTTGATAATTGCTATCAAAGCAACAATGGCCGCTACAACTCCACCGATGACCGGTAGAAGCCCTACAAAAGCAGCCCCTGCAGTCCCACCCATAACACCTGATATAATGCCCCATAAACCAATAAGACTCGATATAGACCCTGCAATTGTCCCTAGAATGACGAGCAAAGGACCGATAGCAGCCACAATGGCCAAAACGGTCAATATTGTCTTTTTAGTACTATCGTCCAAGCCTTTAAACCATGCAGTAACACCTTTTAAGGTCTCTGAGAGTGAAGTAAACAATGGACCAAGTGTCTCTTGGATTGTTTTCCCTAGTTCTGCACCAGATAAAGTGAGATTATTCATCGCAACTTGCGATTGATCGATTGGATCTAGAGTTGCTTCAAAAGTTGATTGAGTCGCACTGGCATAATTTGCCAATGATGCGGACATTTCATCGACACTGAAACGACCTGAACGGATCGCCTCGACAAACTCGACGGCTGCTTTGCTTCCATACGTTTTGGTTGCTAATTGAAGCGCTTCAGTTTCAGTTTTAGCATTCTTGATTGCTTCAATAGAAACAGAAAACTCTCTAGATGCATCTTTACCTGATGCAGCCCAATTCTTATTCGCTGTTCTTAGTGCGGCATAAACGTTTTCAACGTTCATACCAGACTTTTCAATCTGTGCTAAGAGTGCAACACTCTCTTCCATATCGAAGCCAGCTGCACGCAATTGTGCACCGTATTTCTCGTATGAAGAGAAGAGTGAATCAATGGATAATCCTGTCTTCTGTGAGGCGACTGTAGAGATATCCAGTAGTTCTTGATATCTAGATAAGGGTTCATTGGAAGCTTGTAGCGAACGTGAAACAGATGCTACTGCAGCAGTAACATCTGTGTTGTTTATCTTCGCAAACTGTAAGAATTGAACAGAAGCATTCTCCAGTTCCTCACCGATAAGACCAAAGCGTGTATTGATTTCACCAATGGCTTCACTCACTTCTGCAGATTCAAAGGGATAATTTCCATAAACCGCATTAAATGAATCCTGTAAATCATCGAGAGCAGAGCCAGTGGCACCAGTCTTGACAATGATATTGTCATAAGCCTCATCAATGGTCTTAAATGCGACAACGGATGCGGCACCCATCGCTAGAATTGGAGCAGTGACATTACGACTCATAGAAGATCCAGCTGTTTTCATCTTATCGCCAACATCATCTAATTTTTTAGCGAATTCTTTTAAATCAGCAGTGCCCTTCTTAATCTCATCATCGACTTGCTTAAGTTCTTTACCATAAACAACAAGTTCGGTTTTTGCTTTCTCAAGCGCTGCGGTTTTCTTCTTTATTTGATTCTCATTAGCACCTTCAGAACTCTTATATTTCTCTAATTCAACCGTTAGAGCTTCAACTTTCGATTTCTGTAAGTCATATCGCGAAGCAAGGAACTTCTGTTGATCAGCAAGTTTTTGTGAGGCTTTGGTGTTCTTATCGTATTCAAGTGTTGCTCTCTTGAACTCATTCTTATTTTCAGCTAAGACTCGATTAACTTCACTAATGGATTTCTTAAATTCAACGGTTCCATCGGCAGCATAAACCAAGCCAACTCGCTTCATATTATTTCCCATGTCTTCTCCTTTCAGTGCGATTATGCAAATCAACCATTTTATAAAATGTAATTGGGTAAGAGTACCAGAATTCTTCCTCGCTCATCCCAATTTGATACGCCATATACAAGGATATGGACCAGTCTATTTCGTCAGTTCCAGTAAGCTCAAGCGACTTTGGCTTTTTTTTTGAAACTTATCTACCTCATCTTTGAACCCAACGATGATGTCCATGAAACTATCAGACTCATCAACAGGCACTAAAGCCAAGGCATCTTCTTCACTGATCTTCTTACCATTGGAATACAAAATGACGTAAATGAGCTTCGCAATTGCTTCAAGACCTTTACCAGGGTCTTCTAGATTTCCATCAAACTCAGGCAAGTTTTGACCTAAAAGTTTGAGTGTGAGCATATTTACTTTAATCTCCATGGTAGATCCATCATTCAATTTGACTAATCTCATCGTTTCCTCCTGTGCGTATAACACTTTATAAAAGGGTCGATGCTGTAACATCAACCCTATTCAATTCATACTAGTAATGCTGCCAAATCCGCTGGTACCAAAATTGGTTTTGAGAAGAATAGATCTTCTGTTAATCCATCTGGGAAATTCGTGGTGTCCGTTTGAACATAAGTCTTGATATCGCCAGCCGCGTTGAATGGCAACGCAGTGATCGTCAAAGTATCATTCTGTTCATTGAACGATTCTTCCTTGGTTTCAATATCATCTGTATTCGATGATAATTGACATTTTGGGAACCATTCAAAACGTGCATTGTTGTCAGCTAGTTTGACGACTTTTCCATATGCGAAGAACGGACGTTCCGTTGCTCCACCGGATAGAATCAAACCACCAGCATCCACTGTTTCAGCGCGCATCTTGGCCAATGTTTCAGCCACGAATGCAACAACCTCAACACTTACTTCTGTAGAAGCCTGGTTGTTGATGCTCTGATACAATGTTCCAGATGCGTAAACCTTGGTTGATTCGGAAGATTCGTTGGTTCCAACGCTCTTTACAACCTCAGTCTTTTCTACACCTGCATCGTAGGTCAATGGATCTACGGCTGTTGCAAAACAAATATATTGAGCGCCAACAGATTGCTTAATCGATGGTGTCTTTTTATTGATCATCCCATACCCTTTCTAAAGCCCTATGGCTTTGATCATAATATCCTGATACTTCTTTTGGTTCTTGTCATAAAGTGGACGCATATGAGGCTGTTTGCCAGCCTTTGTGTAATTTACAGCTCCAAATTCCAACATGACTCCATAATACTTACCCCATCCAACGGTTACTTCTTTTATCGACTTATGTAGACGATATTGAAAAGTATCGATTAGATGCGTATACCCGCCTTTTCGAATTGCTCGAAATGGTCTTGGTAGTTTCTTTAAATCATCAACAAATGCTTCTGCTCCCGCTTCTAGTGCTTCAATGGCATTGTCAGCAGACTCCATATAACCTTTTAAAAGGTCTTCGAAGTGACTGATGCCAACCAGATAATCTACATCACTGTAATCACGTTTTTTAGGTTTCGTCATCTAGGATGTTTTCATCAATCTGTATCGTAAAAGCAGAGTGAAAGCACTTGAAGTCATCAACATATTCATGTCTAACGCTTGGATAGATATGGGCCTTTTGAAGTTCCCTCAGCAATTCCAGTAATTTTGGATGTCTAGGACGATCCGCGAAGATAGAGATTTGATAGGTTACCAAATCCATGTATACTGAATCACTTGCTAATCCAAAATCCCATTCGTTCTCCCAAAAAGTATAATAGGGAGGTTTGAACTGAGGAGGAACTGCACCCTCTTTGATACTTGGCATAACTCTTAAAAGTAGATCTACCAACTCAGTTTTATTCATTCAAATCCACCTCCCTGATGATGTTAGATTGACTGGCTGTCAATTCAAGTTCTTTGAATCCGTTGGTATTAACAACAGAAGTGTGGTTCTGAACTTCGAATATATCGTTATCCAGAACCACTGCATATAGGGTTGATTTCTTAAGATCCATGTGTGGAATCATAAGGATGCTCGTCACTTCAACCCCGATTTGCCTAAATTCAATTTTAGTTTTGTTGTAGATCGCCTTTTCCCGAAAGTAAATAGTCACACCATCATCCTTAATGTACTTGCGTTGATAAGTATCATCAGTGAAATACACCTCATGAAGCAATGCAACGCCGTCAGTATAACTAGGTAATTGGCTGAATCCGGTCAATTTGCGAGTCAAACAACTCACCTGCAAAGCGTTTCTTAAACTCATCAATCGCTCCATAGAACGAATATCGAACATAGTCTTTCAATAGACTACGTGCCTTGAATTGTGTTTCAAAATCGATCGCTGGAACACCTTCAACAAGACTGTTTAAGAAATACTCTCCTTCTTTGATTTTTGCGACTAAATTATCGCTAGGATATGAACTTGGTAATTGAAGATCAGACTTCACTTCACCAAGAAGACTATTCATCTGGGTTTCGGTCATAGACAACTACTCCTTTTCTTCAACAACTTCTTCTTCAACAACTTCCGCTTCTTGCACTGTTTCTGTTTTCTCATTGGCTTCTTGTTTTTCAATCAAAGGCTTTTTCATACGATTGGCATCTGTTGAAAGTGAAGCAATGCGTTCTTTTTTTGCACGTCCTTGAAAGGGGAACTTGTCCCCCTTTCGATAAACGTGATTAGTTTCCAAATCTCTAAACTTGGAAATTACGACCCAACTCAAGCGACAGGCTCAGTCAATGCAAGATAAGCGGGTACATATTCTTCAAGTTTCGTAACATCAAATACGAATGCAACATTGTCGTCTACTGCGCGGCCATTTCCATATGCCTTCACAACGATAGCATCGAGATCATCCAATGCTTTGACTTCTTTGTACTCAGCGACTTTGAAGCTGGTTAAACCCATAACATACATGCCACCCAATACGAAGGCAGCTTTACCTTGAGGGTTGTTTGGAGTTGCAATAACTTCCAAATTCTTGTATGAACCAACCATACGACCTTCACGATCAAACAATGCTGGATCCACATAATCTGCTTCATCAGCAGGATTACAAACCAAGTAAATCTTGTCAAATGAACGTTCACCGTTGTTCGATAAAGCTTTCTTGACAGGAGCCAAGGTCTTAGGTGAGAAATCAGTGATCAAGACACTTGGAGTTTTGGCAGCGTGTACACCGTTCGTTGAGTTCGCAATGGAGCTGTAGATACCGATTGGAGCATTGTCGCCGTCTTCGGTCAAGAAGCCCACTTCGATACCATCTTCAAAAGCTTCTTTCAAGATAGCCATGAAATACTTGTCAACAAATGGAAGACCTAATTCACGAATTGCCTTTGGTACCAAAAGTAAAGCATGAAGTTTGGATACTTCGATATTCAAAGCGGAGATTGATGCGCTAAGTTCAGCGGTTAATGCATCTGTCCATGCGCTCCAAGCTGCTGCACCAGTCTTTTCAGCAACAAGCCACTTCTTAACATCAGCAGGAGCAAAGCTGATCAACTTCAACAACTTAGATTCTTTACGGACATTATCCAAAGTACGATCAATGATCGATGTAGGAATGACATCCACTTGTTCAGCCGTGATGGCTTGTTTCAAGTTGGAAAAGCTTTGGTAGAACGCCTTTTCTTCTTTGTTCAGCGAACGAAGATTCAATTGATTTGCAAATTGCTCATCGGATTTTGCCTTTTCAGCATCTTCGCGAATTTGCTGAACCAACTCTGCATTCTTGGCAGAAACAATGATATCCATTGCTTCCAAAATAGCGGTAGACTTGTCTTCGGCAGAATTGAGCAAGCTCATTGCTTTTTCTTTCGCCTGGTTGAAAACATCTTCAAATTTCATTTTGATTTACCCTTTCAATGGTTTAAAAAAGGACTCCCATGGGTCCTTGACTTCCTGATTCGATTCAATTGGAACTTTTTTCTCAAGTTCTTTATTTTTCATCACCAACTTATAGAGAAAGTGATTTTCCAAACTTTGCTTTGGTTCATCTTCGGTGACATGTGTCGCAAAACCGTAGGTTAGTGCTTCATCAGCAGAGATCCAGGTTTCATCATCCAACATCTTCTTGATTTCCTGCTCAGATAGATTACTGCATTGCTTATAAATTTCAACTGATGGCAACGTTACTTTTTCAAGCATTTCTGCAGCTTTACGCAAATCGTTTGAATCTCCGTAAACACCTGTCCAAGCGTTATGAATCATCATCAGACTGGACTTTGGCATGACTCGTTTGGATCCGGCTAAGAATATGACAGACGCTGCTGAGCAGGCAAATCCATCATTGATGGTTACCACTTCTCCCTTAAAGCTTTTCAAGAGGTTATATATCCCTAATCCTTGACTGACTTCACCGCCATACGAGTTAATGCGTACTGTTAACTTAGGAGTACTGATATTTGCCATCTCCTGCGCCAAATCATAAGACCCCGTTTCAGAATCATCCCAGTGATAGGATGTGATGTCTCCATGTATCACCAACTCTGTATTCTGCTCATCTTCTGATCTCAATAATTGATAGAACTTCTTCACTTATTCTCACCTCCTTTCTCATTCGTATAGTTCTTAGTAACATAATGTTCATTCGCCCAAGGTTCATCGATATCTTCCAATCCACCCATGCGACGAATCTCATTATGAGAGAACCCAATTCTAAACAACGATTCTGCTTCTTTACTAAAATCAAGAATAGAGGTGTGTTGAAGTTTGGTTCTTTCGATGCTGATTTTTGAACCTTTCAAATACTCTTCTTGTGAGAATAACTTAGAATTGATACCATCTTCAAAAATTTCCAAGATTGGCGCAATAGCGTTGTTGATCATATCCGGAGATGACGTTGATTTATCGGTCTTGTTTCCAAGAAAGATATCCGCTGGAATATCATACGCCATTGCTACAATCTCAAACGCATTCTTGAGTAAGTCACGATAGTCTTGAGAAGTTTTCGAATCTGAACCAGCTCCGGAAAGTGAACTGATGTCAATTGCTTCCGGTAGTGATATGATGGCTGGATCATCCGAGAACAAATCCGTTGCAACCATCTTCACATACTCCTTGATCGTCAATTGCTTCTCAGTTCCTTCAACTTTGATTGTTAGATTTTGCGGAGCCTTTAATCTGAACTTTCGTCCATTTTTTATCTTGAAGTCAAGCGATGCAAAGGCCAACATTTTGCCATATTCAATGAATAGCTCATCGAGCATATGTTTGATTTTCGACTCACCCAGCGAGAAATAAAAGACATCATCCATACGATAGACGCGATTCATGGTATACGTCTCTCCTTCGTTGAGAGTTCTTAGCTTCACGTTGGTGAAAGACTTTTGAAACAAGATTTGACTCCCCATATCAAACGATTCCGCAAGATACATGTATGGGCCTTCTTGAACCACCAGGGCATCACCTTCTCTAAGCAGCTTCCAAACCACGTTCTTGAAGAATGTTGTGGCATCTTCATTTGGGTTGGGTCGAACATTGAGACGATAATACGTATTGTCACGAATGGATTTGACCTTTCCGTTGTTCTGCTTATAGACATTGATTTCCAGCTTGGAAATCGCATTTGCAATCATTCCAATACACTTTTCAATTGCAAACTCCTTAGCACGCAGTTCTGCTGCTTTGAGTGCAATCAGCTCACTGGAATAGTCTATCAGCGATCCATCTGAGGTTTGAAACAAAAAACTGAACAGTCCCATTGCCGCTCCTTTCTAAACATAGACCACAACATCTTTCAGCATATCGCGTTCAGACATTGCAACCATGAATGCCATTGTTGGTCATTCTTTCTTAACTTAGGCTCAATCTTGAAATACTTCTTGTTACCAGATCCATCCATTTGGACTCCTGTGTTATTACAGGACCATCTCCATAGCGCAGAGTTACCAGCATTGATCTTTTCATTAGTGAACAAGAACTCAATAACTGGCGCAACCATCGCATTAACAGATGGCAAGTTTCGAATCATACGCACAAGTCCGTTAGGATTTGAACGTTCTTCGACACTGATACCATAAGATTCAAAGACCGACCTAATCATTCTAAATCGGTATGAATCCATAATGATTTTCTTAACATAATACTTCTGCATTTCTTCAACAACCCAACTCACTAACTTGATAGGATCAATCGTTGGTTCATTCACCATCACAAAGTCCGTGAAACCAGGCTGCCCAATATTCTCGAACGGAAACTTAATATCTTTGAGGAATGGTGATCGTGTACAAATCCATGTTTTGGATATCCATATCACTTCACTGTCAATTTCAAATAAAAACCCTGCTGTCGCAAAGTCTCGTAAATCTGCATAGTCGATACCGACAACACATGGCTTGTCATGTAGGTTTGGTATCGGTCTAGGAATCTTGTTGTGAATATCGATATACGTTGATTTTAAGATCTGCTCCCAAGTTGCGATAGATTGTTTCTCATCACGCATAGGATAATTCATTCTTTTGGTGAAGAACTCAACTCTTAAACTAGGCAAGAGTTTCATCTTCGCATAATCATCATAAATCTGTTGACGTAATATCGGCATATAGTCAATTGATGGATTTGCCTTTGCCCAAAATTCGGGATCATCGCCTTCCTTCTCATCGTTGATTCTGCAGATATATGGAAACAATCGAATACTATTTGCTTCGCCATTGAGTATCGGTAAACTAACATTGAGCATTTCATCCAATGCACCATCACGCACATCACCATCAGTAGATGTGATTATTATCCGAGCATTCGCTACTTTCCCGAGTGCAGATGTAAATACTTTGACTTGATCATAGGTTTCATACCCATGATATTCATTGAACCAAATACAACCAATCTTCTTACCGTCTTTTGTCTTAGCATTTGCGGTGTTGAAACGCATCCTGGAATTGGTAGCTTTATTAACAATCAATTCCTTAGACCAGTAGAACTTGGGTTTGAACTTTGACTTATTTTGCTCCAACATTTCGTAAGTAACCAAGAAACTGTTATGTGCTTGGTCTTCACTGTTGGCCACAATATCAATATGATAATTTTTGATGCCATGTAGTGGTGTTTGAAAGAAATTGAGTAAAGGCATAATCATGCCATCTTTCCCATTTCCACGACCTTCTACATAGAAATAATCACTGAAAAGTAGTCGGTCTGATTCATAAATGAAGTGGAATGCATATAAGAAACGCTGAAATGGGAATGGTTTTTGATACCATCGCTCGATATATGATAGACATTTATCATACATTTGACGATCAAATGCTAAGTCATCACGCTCTAAAATTGGTTTAACGATGTTCTTGATTAGTAACTGTACTTCAGTGCTAATCCGATGTGGATTATCATCACAATATTTGATGTACTCATCAATCTCAGGACAAATAATCTTCATCTTTGGATCCGCCATCTTGCTTTAACACCGAAGGCTCTTGAAGTCCAAGATCGGAGAGTATCTTTAACATTTGAGCGTTTACTTTCAAGAGATTTTGAACACTCTCATTTGGTTTCATTTGTTCGAATCCATTACCATTAATGGTTGAATAACGAAGTCCACGCTCTCTAATATCCTTTTGTAAATCGTCTTTCATATCAAAAAGGAACATGTAGTCCTGAATGAGGTCTTTATAGTGTTCACCATACCATCCATTGGAATGTAGTTGGTCAATTAAGTCTTCTTGCATTTTTTTCTTAAGATTTCTTGTACTCTTCTTGGCCATTTCTTGCACCCCCTTTATCACACACGCGCGCCAATATATTTGTCCAGACGGGAGTCTAGCCCGTTCTTATGGTCCAGAATTTTCACACTAGATTTAAACCGGGGGGTATTTGATATGATTACCACCGTTCGGCTGTTAATGGTTCCTTCTTCTCCTTTGTTAGTGATCTTTGTTCAACAGTCTCATGGCATGCGAAACATAAGCTAACTAAGTTGTCTAAGTCTAGGCACAATGCTGGATATTGTAGTAATGGCTTGATGTGATGAACATACTTCGCTCGACTCAATCGAACACGTTTGATAGGTTCATCAGACTTCCATTTACCTGCACATCTTTGACATTCATAATGGTCTCGATTCAAAGCGATAGCTCTTGTATTCAACCATTCAGTTGTCTTATAAAATCGATTTGGACTCGGACTTCGAATGATATCAATGAGCTGCTGGATTGTTTTCATAGGACCATCACTTAGTTACGGAAGGAGGCAAACCGTGCTTGGTGGATGGTACATCACTGTCCCTGTGATACCGATTGTCATTAGAAGTTCTCACTGATCGTTTCATAGAGTGGCTTATATCTTGAATTCAATTCAATCAAGTCACCCTTTGGATTTACTTTGATTTCCAGAATCAAATAACCAACATCACTGGATATACCATGCCCACGTAAGAAAGGACTCTGTGCCTGCATTGATGCAAGACTGAATGCATTAATGTTTCGATATAACATAGAGAAGTACTTATGATAATGGCCTACTGCCATAATCTTAGGTTTGCTACCACCACTCATGGCATCGATTCTCTTTTGTAGTTTATATGACAATGCATATGCAGATCCATCTCTAGGATGAATCAAGTCTATATCAACCTTTGGTGTCAACCATACCTTAGCGTATTCGTGCCCGAGGTACTTCATGTCAGCTCTTCGCTTTTCAATTGCCTTACCAATATTAGCACCACCGTTCATAATATGTGTCGCATCGTGATTGCCAGTTATGAAGTAAGTAGTAATGCCTTCCACTCGTGGAAAGACTTTACAGATTTCTTCTAGCTGATCATCAAAGCCATAACAGTATAGCTCATAGATGTTTCCTTGGCGATTTGTATAGAGACCATCACTAATGTCACCTGCATGATAGACACTAGCTATGTTCTCGTTCTTGAAGTCCTGATAGGCTAATTGCAAAAATGTCTTCTGCCAATACTTAGAACCAATATGTGTATCAGATATCAATGCTATCTTAATGACTTCATCGACATCATGGTAGTGTCTGAACTCGTTATATGTTATCTGAACATTCTTATTTGTTGAATATGAGATGACGTTATCATAACGATGTTGGACGATATCATAACCATCTAGCCTTAACTGCTCGATATGCCCCAGGAGTTGAATATGATTTAAACCAGTCGCGCTACATAGCTCTTCAATGGTTCTTTGTTTCTTAAGTTCGATCTTGAGAACTTCCATTGGATTAGGAATGACTCTCGGTTCAACAACAACTTTTTCTTTACACTCACCTAACTTCTTTAATTCTCGATTATATTTACAACGATATGCGTCTGGACTCTTTGAAGGATCTCCCATTAACTTCGCTACATTGCTCCAAGAGATTACGATTCCTCGTTTCTTGAGTGATACAGTTGATTTCTTAATAGCATCCTTTATGTCCATTGGTACCTCAACATAAAAAGGGCTACTCGCCCTTTAGGCAGGTCCGTATATGGATCCTCTGCCGATTTATCTACACTATCATTATATCGCCTGTTATAGGGCATTTGTGCCCTCTTTCAATTCAATATAAAAATCACCCTTGCGAGTGATCTTTATAGTCAATACATCTACGAAATTAACAAACAAATATTAGCACATAATAAGTTCAAAATCTATCCATAATAAACTACTTTTTGTATCTGTGTATACAATCATAATATCATCATAAACAAAAAATATTCAGTAAAAAACTATCTATTTATAAGAATGGTCTTAGTAGTGATGAATCTGGGAAATGTTCAATGCTAATGTCTATTGATCTACACATTGTTTTAATGATGTTAGCATATAATTCATTTACAACTTCTGTCTTTTCATGACCTAAACTTTTCTTAAATTTTTCAAGTGCTATAACAACTTCATATTTATCGTGAAAAATAATATAAGATTTGTTCAAAACAAATGCCATTTCTTCATGCGAGTTCCCATTAACTAATTGATAACTTCTACCTATGACTTCAGCAATAACATTTAGCTTTTCTTGCTTTTTGTTATATCGATTATTTACATACAATACGACTAAACTGGAAATAATACCTGAAATAATAGTTTGATAAATGATTTCCATCTTTCCCACCTCACTTGATTCTATTAAAACAAAAACCCACTGTTTATACAATGGGTTTCGTTTTCATCAATCACCTCAAGCAATGGGTGGGGGAAGCTCTTTGGTGACTAATCTATGGTAACATAATAACACGGTTTTTCGTGGCACGTGTGCCAACTTTAACCGATATCGTGAATTTTACCGATAACTGAACATCTATCTGCAATCTCGAACAAGTCAACTTCAAATCCATCTCCAACTGCTACAAATCTTCCTTCGCTGAATTCTACGACATAGTAATCGTCATCATAATCAAACAATCTATCTCCTTCATAGATCTCTTTACCATTCTCGTCATATAGTCCTGTGAACTGGCCAACTGTTTCAGGCATGACTCTCCACCAGTACTCTGTATTAAAAAAATCTTCATTCCAATCAATTACATTACCAACGATGTATTTATTTTCAATCAAACTTCCATATACCCATTCTTTGGTATCTTCTCTCTGTCCGCGAAACTTGATTGATCTCATTCAATTTCCTCCAACTCCAACTTCATATACCATTGACCATCTATTTCTTTTAAGAAGTCAATTTCACGCATTTGTTTAAGAGTGTATTGTGTTTTGTATGGTTCAGTAGTAAGAATGCTAATTGATTCTTCATTAGCAATTGCATTTCTTTGTAAGTCTCTCTTAGGCAACACAACCCAATACTTCTTTTCTTCTTCACGCTCTTCTAGAGGAGTGTAAGCATAGTCTACGATTGCTTGAACAACTTCATACCCTATGCCATCAAGAATTGAGAATGTACGACCCGACTTTGTAATATTTGCAATGGTTACCATTTTATCTTTGATAGACACTGATGCATAACCTTCTTGTAATCTGTACCCTTTCGCTTCAACAATCTTTTTCAACTCACTTGTTTTCATCTTTGCTCCAATCAATCGCTTGTCCACACTTTGAACAAAAGTTGTGTTTTGTCGAAAATGTTTTTACGGTTCCTGTTACTTCGTGACTTATAGTTTTTCCACAGTCAGGACACTTATGGTGTCTTATGTTTCCAATGTCTTCAAACAGTGGTTTCTTAGGTGTTGCTTTAGATTCCAACTTTTCGTAGTGTGGAACTTTATCAACTAACTCTTGAAGTGTTTTAATATCTTCATCATCTTCATCAAAGACTTCAACTTCACAAGTTCCACCAAATCTTGTTATTTTTTTTAATCTATCTAGCACTTCCTGATGTTTATTCATTATCGCACCACTGATCTAGAATGATTATTCCTTCCGCTGTTAGCTTTTCTTGTTCCTTACCCTCATATCTTTCCATTCCATTCAACTCTAACAAGATATTTACTTTCGCATCACTCATACCACGATCATTGAGCCATTGCCTGTACTTGGCTATATTGAATTTCATTTCGTCGCTCCTTTTTCTTATTTCTCGATATTAACCACTTCTTCCAATCCTTAACGAACTCATCTACTTCTTGAGTTGTTCCAGCATTATATTTGCCTCGACACTGGATCACTTCATCTCCTTTGAATTCCAAAGTATAGAATGGTTCTTCTTTGTGTTCAGTTTTTCGAATAAAGAATATCTTCGTTTCACCTCGTAGAACTCTATCAACGTATGACCCCACACAATGATGCAAAGACTTTCCCTCGTTAATGAGTTCGTTTATATCAGTTGGTGCAACCAATACCAATGTGTCTGATTCATAATTGTACTTCTTCAAAGATTCTGCTAATTTCTTCAGCATCTCCTGCTTTTGTTCTTCTTGAATTGCATTGAACATCTTCACTGCATCGTCATGTGCTTTCTTCAAATCCTTTGGAAATGCCATGATTTCAGTGTCTGGACTTATTTTCAATTTGTTCAACATTGTCAGGTAATCAATGTAGAATGTACCAGCTGGGAGTGCTGAGTTGCTATATTCCCAAAACTTTTCATCGATGTTACTTAGATATTTCAGCAACTTCTTTGGACTTTGTTTAGTCATCTCATAAGCATTGAAAATCAATCTGGTAACCTCAACGTTATTGAACATTTCCAGTGTCTCGTTATCAAATTCCAATCTATGATCATTAAACTTTTTCAACGCATACAGGTTTTCAAAGCTTGGGTTTGACTTTCTGACGTTCTTGTTCAAACTCTTGATGAACGCTGGTCGAATAATGCGCATATCTGCTCGTCCGTTCAGCACCTGACCACATAACATTGTCATGCCTGATTTGTGCAACATCTCTACAAATGGATACTTCGCAGCCTGTGCAATTTTTCTGAATGATGATGTTAAGTCACTTTTCTTTATGTACTCCCAAACCATTGAGTATTTGACTTCGGTATCATTCAAGTATTCTTTGAAATCTTTTGGTTCAATATTGATGAACTTGCGAGGTACCTTGCATGGACTGCTTCCCATGTAATAGTCTGAATAGTATCCGTCAATCCAATCTGTTGACTTCAATCCATAACCAGAACTAGATGATCTTAGAACTTTCGATCTCATGAACACAGTCCCATTAACAATCGATTCTCTTTGAACCTCATTAATCTCAATCTCTTCACAATAGTCTTGGCCAATGTCTTTAGTCACGATGTAACTAACCAACACTAGCCTTTTGTTTGGACAGGTTAATAAGTCATTTGTTTTCTCTAGAACATTCACCCATATTTCTTCGTAGAACTTACCAAAGTTCGTATTTTTTCGAACCGAGATAGTTGTCTCAAAGTCACATCCACATTTCAAACAGTGATCATAATCACCGTGAATGTCTGTTCCACATTTTGAGCAGATGTAATCATGGCCAACTTTGAATAGGTAATGTTTGAATACAAATCCGCAACTGATTTCAATGTTTGGATCTGGATTGATGATTGTTAATGACTCATCGATTACCATTTACTTCATCTCCAAAGAGGTCAAACATACTCATCTGCAAATCAACTTCACTCTTCTTAGTTGCTTTTGCTTTCTTACTTAGTTTAACTTCATCCAACTCTTCTTCACCGTCTTCACAAATTTCATCGTGTGTTACCGCTTTACTTGACTTAGGCTGAGGCTTTGTTGAATTACTTACAATTACATCTCCAACAACTGTTTCTTCACTTTTCAGATATTCAGCAATCAAGCTGTGGATCTGATTTGGTGATGGCGCATAAGTTGCAATGTTTCCGACTCTCTTTGCCATTTTGTATGCATACCGCTCAATGTATTTGAAACAACTTTTAATTGTTTTCCCAACTTTTAAGATTGCTTCAAAGAGTTCATCATCTTCTTGATCAGATATCCAATTATGAATGTAATCCTCATATTCTGAATGCTCTTGATTCATTTCTTCATTCATCTTGACTAATGCTTGTTCTTTGATTGCTGAATTCATAGGTCATCTTCTTTCACGAATAGTCCGTTCAACATCACTCCATTACGGTGCTTGATTTGGTCATAGGCCATTGATAAACATGTTTCAAGGTCTAACCCCATTTGCATGCAGAGTATGGTTAATACAACAATCACATCACCAATACCATCAATGACAACTTCCGTTCTATTCTTATTAAGTCCGGAAGCCAGTTCCCCGACTTCTTCGATGAGTTTATTCAACTGTTTGCTTGGATCAGCTTTGTGCAGTCCTCTTTCGAATGCCCAACTCTGAACCTGTTTGATCAGTTCATTCATAATTTCCTCCTTTTATGAATTGCAAATTGCATAATCAATGAATCAATCAACTTATAAATCGAACGTCCATGATAACCAAACTGCTCGCCTATTGTTTGAGCATTTTGAAGATCAATGTATTTCATAACAACTATTGTTTTGTAAGGATTTGGTAGAAATGCAATGAATTCATCCGCTATACCAAGAAAGTAAGTTCTAGCTTTGATTGCTTCCATCTCTTTATCCGCTCGGTCAATCTGCTCCAGTAGGACTTTGTCCTTTGGTCTAGGATTCTCAGGCTTCCTTGCTATGGATCCGCCACAGTGATTCTTGGAAGTATCAATTTCTTCGATTCGTTCTAAGGCTTCCTTAATATCACGTTTGTACTTATGGTATTTCTCCAATCCTGTCTTGACATCTTCCTCATACATAATCAATCATCGTGGATCATTGAATCTTGACCGTACACGTTATCTTGTTGAGCTGCTTTGGAATTACCTTTGGAATTAATGAGTTGAACTGAATCACAGGTGACATCCGTAGTGTAGATTTTCTTACCGGTGGCTTTATCATCATAGCTGCCTGTAGTTAAATGACCCTCTAAAGCAACAGTCTGTCCCTTTTTTGCATATTGGGAAACGAAGTCGGCTGTCTGTCTCCAGGCGACACAACTGACGAAATCTGCTTCATCCTTGTTACCAAAGCGACGATTTATGGCTAATGTGAAGCGAACATTTGATATACCGGATTGAGTTTTAGTAAACTGAGGATCTCTTGTTAGATTTCCGACCAACACAACTTTGTTGATCATAAGTTCACCTTCTCAACGATTTCCGAGTGTGACAGGTTATACTTGTTCATCAATTCATTTTTCTTGGATTCAACGATTTGACGATACGTCTTTTGAGTTACCCATACATTACTAATGACTTCAATCCCATTTATTTCATAGATTAGAGATACTTTAATGGTGTTCATTATCTTCTCCTTTTGAGCATTGCATTCTCAATGAATTTAGATCTACCTATTTTAGAAGCGATGACTCCTAGATAAGCTGCTTCGATGATGATGTCATTCACAGTATCTGTAATCTCATTGATAAACACGCTTGAATGTGTTGTGGATAAACGTTTTGCAATCTTAGCTTTTAATCCATCCAACAATTTTTCTGACTCACTGAATTCATCAACAACATTTTCTTTAGTGGACTTCACTGTGGATCCAGCGTTACGTTGTTTTGGTTTTAGTTCACATATCTTGTCTGCCGTGAAACCCACATAGGATGCGATTTGAATCACTTCTTCCCAAGTTAGCCCTGTCATCTGATTACGACTGTTTTGAAGTCGAGTTGGATTTACTCCACAGTATTGAGCAAATTTCACAATGCTTTTGTCTTCTTCAATGAACTTCTGAATCAATGGCCACTTGATAAGATATATTCCTCGTTTTCTTGGACTCATAATCCGTTCTGCTTCCCTTCATTTAAATCCTCTAGGCTATACTTCTTCTCATTCAAGAATGTGTTCATAACTTTATCAAGATAAGTTACGTTTGTTACTTGCTTCATGATGCACTGCCTTAAAGCATGTGTTACATATTCAACGCTTGTCTTCTCTAACCAATAACTGATCTTATCTATTTCATTTCGAGTGATTGGTCTCTTGAACTCGGTTTCGAGAAGTTTAAAGAATTCAGCTTCGCAATTAGAGTTACTATTATCCTCTTTATCTAATTCTTCTTCTTTTTCTACTTCTAATTCTAGTGAACGATTATCGTTTTCTAGTCGTGCGATACTCGTACGATTCTTTAATATCTTTTCTTCTCGTTTGGCTTTTTGATACAGACGATCATATTCTTTCTTAGCTTCTAATTTATCCATTGATTGATGCTTTTCCCAGTTTGATAAATAGATGCGATCATCAAGTATTTCAATCATCTCGAGTTGTTCAAATGCTTTGAGTGCCATTTGAATGGTTTTGATATCACGTCCGAATATGCTTGATAACATGGATTCAGTGTATGCAATTCTATCTGTCATCATTAGCATTCCACTTGCGTTACTCTTGCCTGCTAAACACAGAATTTTGAACCACATGACTATCATTGTGTCACCACTCGGAAGCGTTTCAATGAATCTTATTTTCTCGTCATCAAATATGTTCGTTACTATTTTTATCCATCTCACTTCAGACATTTGGATTCCTCAACTTTGAATAATCCAAATCATTAACATCCGGATTATCCTGAAGGTACTGATCCACGTTCATGATAGATAGAGCATTGAACACGATAGCTGCTAAATGATCCTCATCGCGCCAACCCATCAAATACTTGGTTAAATGTCTCAACAATGCTCCAACACATGCGGATACTGGTTGACCCTTTCGCCAGTTGTGTAGTCCGTACTTCTTAGCTCCCAGGGTGTACCACATTGCAACTCTCATCAGTAGATCCATTGGCAACAATTCCATCAGTGGCTTGCCCTCGTCTGAGTCTCTTTTGGATCCCGTTGAGAACTCGCGGACTTTGCCACTGCTATTCATTTTTTCCATGATTATTACTCCTATTTTTAAGTGAATAAAATCCAATATTTTGCTCTATTCCGAGTGGTCAAGAACCTAATTATTCTCGGCGCAAACTTTTCATGCGTTTCAGCCTGTATTTATAAGGGTATTTTGATGTTTTTCGACAACCAATACTTTTTGTTAAAATCGACCCTATTTTTATTGTTATTTTGGCTATTCAATGGGTTGTTTTAACCAAGAAATGAAGTCGAGTACAGCCCGGTCTTGACCCATCTTTTCGGACCGATTTTCACGGATTGTTTTACATACGAATTGGATTGCGTCAGCTAATCGTGAACCTTCCAAATGATTCTTCTCAACAAACATTTCCAGTAGATGAACATCACTTTCAACACTCGTTGATTCGATATAGGGAACATTTAGAGTCATCTTCTTAAACTTGATGTATTTGAATTTCTTTGCCATTGTTCTTTACCTAGAACAGTCCTATTTGAACGGGTGATACTAATTCCGGATTCGATTCTTTGATGATGCCAATCACAACATGGGATAGATCATCATACGAGTCATAGATGCGGTGATTATCAACGCTGCGCATGATGGACTGTTCTAACAACAACTTTCCATCCGGCCTTGCTTTAACGAATAAGGATCTACTTCTACCAAATGTTGTGACGATCCACTCAGACCCAAACAACTGCGTCCTTACAAATCGAAGCTTTGGAAACTGCTTGATTAAGACATTCATCAGCAACTCGTTATTCATGGATTTCAAGGCTCCTAATGAGTTCTAATCGTTTTTTGATATATGCATCCACTTTCATTCGAACACGTCCGTAGTAGGCTTTCATGTTTGCCTGACGTTCACTTTCTTCTGATATTGGATCGATGATGATTCCATATACCTTTTCGAAAACATCCACATCTTGATCATCGTTATCGAACGCTCTCCACCAAGCTCTTTCCAATCCATTCGCTTCCATCGCATCATTGATTCTTACTTTTATCTCAAATGCCAACATGTTAGGAGAGAACCTCTCTTGTGACATCCAATGCGAATCAACCATTTTAACTTGCTCCATACGTCCTCCTAGAGCTTTTCTAGCTTCTTTCTTTTTTCTTCCTTTGTGGATTGAGTGTAGATTCCTGTGGATCTCAAATCAGAGTGTCCTAGGATGTCTTTCAGTTCCAACGGATTATTGAACTTCTCCATATAGTTTTTGGCGAATAGATGCCTGAAACTGTGTGGATGTACATTTGTCTTATTAACACGTGCAGCACCGGCAATGATGTGCATCCTGCGACGTATCTGCCTGTCACTCAAGTTTATGATTCGTCCTGTGGTGATCTTGTTCTCGCGACAGAAAAGCTTAAGCATGCGTCTAAGTTCTTGGGTAAGAATGATATCTCTTACCTTGCCTTTGTTAAACACTTGAATGTAGAACGATTTTAGGGCTTCTACTGTGAAGAAATCCAACTCCCCTATTCGAATACCTGTCTTGGTGATTATCTCCATGACAAGGTAGATATCTTCATAGCCAAGTCGTTTTGCGAAGCGTTGAAGTCTTTTCAAATCTGTATTACTTACAACATCCTCAAGACTGTTCTTTGCCTGGGATTTAATCTTCTTAACGCTTAAGTCTTTTTGCCCTGCCCATTTTAGATATTTGTTTACTGCTATCAAGATACCGTTGATATAGCTAGGTTTATAACCTTTTCTTTGGATCTGTTCCTTGAAGTCAATCACGTCATCTTTTGTAATTCCTCGATCATGATTGATCGACTCCAGGAACATCTCTATGGCTGTGCGATACTTTTGGATGGTTCGCTTTGCTTTCTCTTCATAGCGAAGTTCAAGAGCAAATTCGTCTAGCCTTTGTTTGAGTTCTTCTTTATTCATTTCGAACCATGAGGATGATTGAACCTTGATAGATCTGACTTACATCACCACTCTTACGAATAGCTTCATCGACTAGATTCTTGTCAATAATGAACTCAATCAAGGATCCATCCGGATGTGTACATCCCGTACTTGCTTTTATGTCCCCTATAACAGCTTGAATGGTTTGGCCATCTTCGAAGGTAATGTCATATTCTGTTCCGACTGGTCCATATTGTTCAGCCATCGCAATGGTTAATCTTCCGTTGTATTCTCGAACACCTTCATCGTTGGTAATGGATTTGGATTGGATGTGATATTGCTTGCTTGGGACATATGTAATTGATCTGAAGTCCATCCATGACTTGAATGTATTCATCGAACATATTTCCATGTATTCTTGCTCAGACTGTGCGGCTTGAACGTCTAGGATCAGGTCGTCATATTCATGAGATCGTTGATTCAAATCATTTGAATACCAAACATAATGATTCATGATGAAGACGGATATGATGACAAAGCTGAATGCTTTGACTGGCTTCTTAAGTTTTCGCATTTTTGCCCTTTCTCGTTTGATATAATTGTCAAAACGGAGGTATATTTATGGATTTAAATAAATTCTCATTGATTGTTACTTCTACAATTGCTGTAGCAGCCATAATCTCGCCAACATTCGTCGCTGCAATTAACGCTTACTTTCAACTGAAACGTTATAAGTTAGAAATTCACGAGAGAAACCGATATGATTTAAAACTAAAGACAAATGTACTTTTTGAAGAATATTGTCAAAGTATAGGCAAACTTATTGGAAATGATACTTCAGGCATTTATTATCCAAGTGAAATTGGAACTTACAAAACTTTAATGTTTAGGTTTTTGCCGTATGCTACGGAAAAATTAAGAAGTACAATAATCGAGCTGGATTCATTTGTTAACAACAAGCAATTTAATCAAGTCCAACAATCCATGCTCAAAGTCATTGATTTATACAAGGCTTATCAAGTACCAGCTATAAAGTAAGCCAATAATCAGAGTGTATGGAATGTACCAAATCACCATGTGTTTGGTATACTCATTCGTCATTACCAGCACAATTGCTAAAGCTATGATTATCCACCAGAACATTAGACAAACCACAACTAAACTGTCGATAGTCATTTTTCAATCTCCTTCATCTCCAGCTCATTGATGAAGAGTTTATGTTTGATTTCAACAATCTTCTGATCATCTGTTAATAGTGGATTTGCGACTACAGCTCGAATGACACCTAAGCAAGCGATTGATTCGATATAAGCTTTAAGTAATTTTTTGAGATCCATTAGAACCTTCTTTCTTTTGATTGTTCAACTTGAGATAGAAGTTGACATCAAATCCGGTAAGTTTGACTACGGTTTTCATCGCCACTTTGTTATCGTGTGCAAGGATCAACCCAGATTCTAGTTCGACTTTTCGAGCAGAATTGAAGATGGTTCTTGCCTTGTCATGAGAACATCCAAGAAGCTTGCGGATATCAGTGACTGTTATGTAGTATTTCCCTTCAATTCCATTCATATCGCTACATCCTCTCGATCATTGGGAGTATTCCTTGTCCCTTAAGAAGTTCATACAAGAAGAGTCTTCCCTTCTGGGTCCACTTCGTATTCATCTTTACTCGTCTAAACCCATCAACATCTTCAATGAGGAATGTTTCACTGGAGGTAAACCCCTTATCGTGATAGCGGTCATATAGAAGCCACTGTTCTGATTGTTTGTATTGAACTCCAAGATCATGGAGCAATTGATTCATTGAGACTCCTGACATACCATAATCTTTTGCAATCTGTGTGATTGTTACCAAAGATGGAGACTTGAGGATGCGATCCAAGTAATCAGCTTTCGGCTTGAGTTCACCTATGATTTGATTCTTTGCGGAAATTTCTTCTTTGCTTGCTGCGATTGCTTGAATCAAGCCAATGATGTAGTTTGGATCATTAAGAGTTTTAGCCATGACGTCTTCTGTCAGATAAGCACCATGCCTACGAATTGACGGTAGAACTTCACTAGTGACCCATTTCTTAATCTTCTTTGCACCGGGAAGTTGTGACTTTAGGATTAAGCTATACAATCCGGATTCGTTTATAATCACGAAGTCTTGATTTCCACCAAGGGTGTCACGATTCGTTACGCCCCTATCGTCAGCATCCACATGATCAGCTAGTGCTTTTCTCGAATTCGAGTATCCAAGGACTTCTGCAACATCTTTGCCAACGAACCAGGGTTGGTCATTAACAATGACCGTTCTAATTTCTTTACCTTCAAAGTTGAAAATTTGTAACTCGTTCATTTTTATTCCTTTCTAGGCTTTGCCTATGATGTTTGGTATAGTTTGGTTAGTAACTAACTGGGGAGGGGGTGAAATTAATGAGTGATAAACTTAATCAAGCTTCTAAGATTCTTGCAGGTGTTAGTGATTCTGTTGATAAGTTGATTCATGGTGTAAATATCAAGGCGATTGGAGCTATTACTCCATCATCAATAATCCATGACAATTTATTTGAGTTACCAACAATCAATTTTCCAGTGAATCCATTAATTGGGTTAGCAGAATCACAATTATCGGAAACCAAGAAAATGAATGAGACTATAGAAGCACTTCAAGATAGGATCAAAGAATTAGAGGATAAGAATGAACTTGCTAATAAGAGTAGATGGAAACACGATATATTTATTACTTTTGTTGGAGCATTCTTTGGATTTCTATTTAGTTTGATAATTTTGCTTTTCAATTAACTTAAGAAATGCACCATCAGAAAGGAGGTTAAATAATGAAACTCAGAACTTGCCCCAAGTGCCAAACTGTAGCGGAAAGAGAAGCTGCAACATATTGTTTTGCATGTGGAACTTATTTGATTAATTTTTGTAGTGATAAAACTTGTCCTTCAAATGATTCCGATGAGTCTGTAGAATTACCCGTTCATTATGACTATTGTGATGATTGCGGTTCTAAAACATCATTTGGACAAATTAGACTACCCGACTAACTTGTTTCCACATCTGAAGCAATATTTAGCGCCATGTCTTTCAGCGAACTGACCACAAATACATTTTTTCAATTCATCACTATTCACAGTAGTGGTGTTTTATGTGTATGCATGATCTTGTTAACTGTTTCAATGGCCTCGCGCATTGATGATTTATCACCTATGACAACATTGATTATTCCTTTGTATTTATTCCCCATGATTTCCGCTCAAAGTTTTGCAATCTCTTCGCATTCTTTATCATTTAATCCGATTGAATTCATGTAACCCTTTTTGCATTTACTCAACTCAATTCCTAATTCATTGACTTGCATTTGTAGTAATTCAATCATCTTATCCTTCACTTTTGACTTGGCCTGTTCAGCTTCAATAATTTTGAATAAATGATCTTCCATCAATTTCTCTATGGTCTTTTCCATATGTTTCCTTTCCGAATACATGTATCTAAACCGACATCCTCCCCTGTTTTAAGGTGGGGGAAGGGGTTACAGAGAAGAATGCCAGTTTGCATACATGTATTCAATATACAATGTGTCTTTTAGGACACTTTGTTACTAAAAAAAATTGATTCTGTTTTATCCTTATCCAATTCAAGTTCATTAATAATTACTTGGATCTCGGTTCTAGTAAAGTCACTCTTCCCTGTCATCTTTCGATAGAGTGCAGATCTACTCAGATTCAATTTTATGCATAAGTCGTTTGGTTTAACTTTTTTAAGTTCTAACTCATACTTCAGTAATGCATAATTCATTGAGTTACCTCCTGTGTCTTTTAGGACACTTGCATCTTACCACATACGAATTACACTTGTAAATACTAAAAGACACTTTTTAATAAATTTCTATGATATTGTTGCATAAAAGACACAAAAGGTATATTATGTGGATATAACGAGGTGAATAATGGGCAATATACAAGACCTCTTGAAGAAGAGACGTCTAGAACTTGGATTAACACTTGAAGAAGTTGCTGATGCAGTTGGTGTTGGTAAAAGTACTGTACGAAAATGGGAAGTTGGATTGATTCAGAATATGAGAAGAGATAATATTCAAAAACTTGCTGAGGCATTGCAACTTTCGCCTCTTGACCTTTTAGAGTTTCAAGAGGACGAATCAATCATTAGCATATATGGTGATCACAATAAGAACTTAGAGTACTTCAGTGATAAGCCTGAATTACTTGAACTCTACAAGAATATACATGAGAGTCAAAATCTCCAACTCCTCTTTGATACCGCAAAAGACTTAACGCCTCAGGATCTCGAAATGGTCCTTATGATAATTAAAGGCATTAGAAAGGAAAGAGGTATCGATTAAAAGAGATGCAGGTGGGGACATTAGAAGAAGACTTTGAGTGGCTGTTGTACAAGTACGGTATATGTGTAAGACTCGTTGAAAATATCGGTGGCGGAGTTCGGGGCTTCTGTTACTACGATGGCAGTGAGTATCACGTTATATTAAATAACCGTCACAATATAATGCAGCAGCGAAAAACAGTTATACATGAAATCATTCATATTATGGAAAATCACTTTAATTATCCAAAACATGACGCAGAGAAGTGCGAAGAACATGTTGCGATGATTATCCAAGAATTGAGATATGAGTATTTGTAAACTTCGATCAGTTTTCAAAAAAGATAGATATTCAACATATTCTAATTCAAATGTCTTGAAATACAAAACCATATTACTGTATATGAACAAAGATGATATTTTGAGGAGTAAGTATGTCAAAAAAACCTTTCAGAGACAATTCAAAATCAAACACAGATATAACTTCATTTTTATGGTTCGTTTACTCGTTAACTAAAGAAATAATAAAGCCATTCATTAATGTTCTAGTTCTCTATTTAAGCTTTGCATTCCTTGCTAGCAAAACGAATGACAAGATAATTATTTCATTTATTACTATTCTCTTTTTAATTATTTTCTTGATAATTGTTATTTATGACAATCGCACTAAAAATTTAGTTGAAAAAGTAATTAACTTCACTTTTTTAACTTTATTTACCTCACCACTTCTAGTTTACTCTATCGTGCTAATAATGAAGTTAGTGAAACCTACTTTAGAAGTCATTGGAACCCAATCATCTTGGATTGGGTTCTTTGGGTCACTAATTGGTGGTTCACTGGTTATGTTTGCACTAGTATTTACAATGCAACACGAGAAGTTAATCCATGCTAATTTATCAATTCCTATTTTAAATATGCAGCTAGATACTGAGATAGTAGAACTGCCTATCAAAGTTACTGGATCATCAAACGGTGATGGTGGATTTCGCTGTGCCCCGGAAGTTTATATTAAACTATCAAACAGTTCCAAACATACCGCATTTGAAATAAAAATTTTAAGTGTAATGGTTCAAAATTATCATTTGTTTTATGAACTTGAGCATAGAACAAGACATAATGAAGATCAAATTGAGTCTATAAGCTACAGTTTTGATAAAGTACCAGCAGTTTTCTCAAATTCTTCCGTCTCATTTCCTGTAATTGTTGATGAAATACTTTATGACGGAGGGGTTCTAGTTATAAATACAGACATAGAATATACAGATGCTTTTAAGATTAATCATTATACAGTCACATCAAGAATTGAATTTCATATTTCTATAGATAAAGAAACGATTATTTATAACAACCCTGAAGATTTAGCTTATGATCATCGATATGTAACGTTAAAGATAGGTGAAGTATCCAGTCGTATTTCTAAGATGTCAATAAAGCAATACTAGAAAGGTAACGGGTAAATATGCGATTAAATTACGAATGCGTTAGAGATGTTTTGCTAGTACTGGAAAGTAAAGGACTTGGTGTTAATACAAAAGCAACACAACTAGTAGAGGAGTTGAAAGATCAGTATTCAAAGGATGATGTAATATATACAGTTAAAAAGCTCTTTGAAGATAAACTAGTAATTGGAAATCAATCAGAGGGTAGACATTCTGCTGGAACAGTAAAAGAAATCACAATGAAAGGGCACAAACTAATTGATAATATTCGCTCACCAAAAGTCTGGAGCGAAGTCAAAAGAGCTGCTGATAGTGTAGGTTCTGTTTCACTTGAAATTCTGGCTAATGTCGCTTCAACAATAGTCACAAGGTTAATAACAGATTTATTCAGAGCCCAATAATGACACACATGATAGGAGGTGTACATCATGGCTGTGTATAAAGACAAAGAGCGCGGTTCATGGTATGTAGATCTTCATTATCGAGATGGCAATGGTATAGTACATTCTAAGAAAAAACGTGGATTTCGCACCAAAAAAGAAGCAGAAGCGTGGGAGAAATCGCTCAAGTTCGATGAGAAGAGCTTACACAACTTTACATTTGAAGACATGATTAACTTATACATGAATTCTCGATCAGGGATTGCCAACGAAGCCACAATAAGAGACCATAAGACTCGGATATTTAAGTATGCATCTACCATGCTCAAGCTTAATCTTCCTATTCGCACAAATACATGGACAGATTGGCGAAATACATTAAGCACACAGAAGTTATCATCTGTTACAAAAAACTCTACAATCAAGCTTGTAAAGGCTGTGACACGGTTCGCATATATGAATTACGACATTCCAGACACTGCCAAAGGTCTATCACCCTTCAGCAAGCCATTTGATGAACAAAAAGAGAAGAAGGTTATGAACTATGATGAGTTTGAGAAATTCATTAAACAAGTTGATAATTATGTGTATCGAGTGTTCTATGAGTTTTGTTACTTTACTGGTGTTCGTCGTTCTGAAGCCATTGCAATATTAAAAGAAGATATCGACATTGTGAATAAAACGGTATCCATCAATAAAAGTATTCCACATCGTCAAGTTGGATCCAGAAGAGGACTATCATCACTCAAGACACCAAAGAGTTATCGCATTCTAAAACTCGACGATGAACTTTTCAACAACTTGCTTCCCTTACTTAATCAAGAAGGACCATTTGTATTTGGTGGCTTAGAGCCATTATCCACATCAACAATCACACGAAGGCTCAAGGAAGCACTTAAAAAGGCTAAGTTGAGACAATATACTCTGCACGAGTTTCGCCACTCTAATGGGTCTCTATTGCTTGATGCTAATGTCCCTTTGATAAAGGTATCAAAGCGTCTTGGGCATTCAAGTGTTGACATCACAGCACGAGTATATGCGCATGCTTTAAAGAATGTAGATGATGAGAGTGCTGACGTATTTAATCAACTTCGAAAGAAATAACCGTGGGTACACAGTGGGTACACAATTCAGAATAACCATAGATAAACTGGTACAGATATCAACAAAAAACCCAGTGTTTATAAGGGTTTATACTTCTGCAAAACATTCCTTTTAAGTCTCATGTCCTCCGCCAGTTGCAAAACAGACCCTCAGTTGAGGGTTTTTTTTTTGGTATACTTTCTTAATGCATCGATAGAAGCAAGATTGATAGAACAAAACTTATCAGTTATTTATGTATCGCCAAACAAAAAAGTCAATGAACGATGTATGCAATAGAGCAAACGGATTAGAACTCAAGATAAATCAGCCGTTCATTACAAATCAAATCTTATATTTATTTACACTATGGATATAAAAGCAACTCGATATGGATCGAACTGAATCTTAAATCATCTATTTTGAAGCCAGATACGCTGTGTCCAATGTCCTCAACATGTCATATACGGCCTCATACGATTCACAGACATCAACCGGAATGACATAATTGTTTGTAATCGCTCGTAATTGAGCAAACTCTTCATTCAAATCGGGTGTCTTGGATGTTTTTGTTTTCGCTAAAATACCATCAAAAACGGTACGAACCTGATGAAACTCAGGATGGTGTGTCCCATGGACACGTTGTACCACAGGAACATATTGGACAAGCGTAGGCATCAGTTCTTCAACTGTATTTATGAACATGCTTTTTTCAGACATCGTTATCTCCTTCAATCATAAATGATTTTTTATATGTCCATTATGGAATAAACAAAAGATTGATTCCTTGACCTAGGTCAAATTTGAACGTGTTTCGATTCTGTAGCCACATTTACTAATTCTGCACAATCTCAAAGCATCGCTATTTTATTATTCATTTTTATCTGCTA